TTTCTTTTCTCCTGTACCTAACTCTTCAACTCTTTTTAAACCTTCTCCTTCACCCGCTGCTACTGTGTCAGGATTAAATAAACCTGTGCCCGGTATCTTGTTACCTTCTTCATCATATCTATTACCTAGTAAATTAGGTAAGTATTTATCTGGACCAAAAGGTTTACCGCCAGGTAATATATCAGTCATTGTACCTGCAGTAAGAGCTAATCCTGTAGGTGATTTTGCTAATCCTTTTAATGCTCCACCTACAAATTTTGATGCTTTACCACCAGCTCCTGTTGCAAATTTAAATTCAGGAGAGGCCATAAGATATGCACCAAGTTTGTTAGGTTCAAAACCCATTTTAACAGGAGTAAATTGAGCACCACCTGTTTTTTGAGCAAGTTTAGTGCCAACATCTTTTACAAATTTTCTTCTTCCAAATAAACCTTGAGCTGCTCTAACACCTCTCATAGCTAAAGGAGCTAATCTTGCAAGACCCATACCTATAGGTATTAAAGGTAATGCATAACCTTGTCTTCCTGATGAATCAGTTGGTGCGAGTGGACTACCAACAGTATTGATAGCTTGTTTTTCTTTCATACCAGACATAATACCCTCTTTAATAGGGCCACCGTATTTAAACATTGGTCTATTTAATGGTTTCATATGTTATCCGTATAATTTACCAAACAATCCTGCGATACCTGCTGCTGTGCTTAAACCTGTAGCAAACGGACTAGATCCACCCATAGGTACAGGTGGTGGGGCTACCATTCCTGCTATTGAACCTAAACCACCCCCGTATTGTTGAAGTCTTTGTTGCGGCTCGTAAGCTCCAGTTCTTGCAGCATCTGCATCTGCTTGTAATTGTTGTTGGTTTAATCCTTGTCTAAATGCTCCTAGATTACCTAGTGAAGCAACGTCTCCTGCCAAACCAGATCTTTGGAAATTAGATAATGCGAATTGATTTTGAAATGCTTGTGCTCTTTGAGCTTGTGCATTTTGAAATGCTTGTTGATTCATTTGTGCTACGATACCTGCTCTACCTTGTGCAGTATCTGCCATGTATTGTCCTTCTAATGCACCTTGTCTACCGCCACCAAACGCACCAGATGTATAAGCTTGTTGACCGATGTCTTGCATACCACCAGCTCTAGATTGATCATACTGTCTTAATGTTTCATCAATAACAGCTCCTTGATATGGAGACATAAATGATGAAATAGATCCAGCCCCGGTCCCTGTTCCAGGTCCCGTGAGTGTTTTTGCTTGATCTAAATAAGGTTGATATCCACCAATACCTGCAGTTGCCATATTAATAGCATCTGTCTGTAACTGATTTTCACCGGCAACAAATTGTCTACCAGTAAATGTACCGGTATTAATAGGTGTTGATGTACTTGCCGTCAGCTGACGGGCAAAATCTTTTGCTGATGATTCTAAATAATCTGGTAATGCCATTATGCTATTCTACTCTCCAACATTTGTGATTGATCAAACATTTCTTGTGCAGGGTTTTCCATACCCTGAGACTCTTCTGATATAGTACCACCTGCTTCCAGATTGTCCATCATATTCTGCATAACTTCAGCACCTTGGTCTATGTCACCTTGTCCTGCAGCTCTTACAGCGTCTGCTGTAAATACAAATTCATTCTTGCTAAGTCTAGCTGGCACATCGTCCGCTCTTTCCTCAGCCCCTAGTGGTACAAAACCACCTTCTCTGTAATCTTTTTCTAAACCACCTAGGTCCATAATACCGCCTTCTGCTGCTTGCACTCTATCTGTATCCATTACCGGTGTATCTTTTTTAACCATACCTAAAAAATCTGTTGCAAATTCATATAACTTAATACCTTTTCCTTTTGCACCACTGTCTTCATATTGAATTAACATGTCTTCAAAAGCATCTTTATCAAAACCATATGGTGTTTCAAATAATCTCATAACATTACCCATACCAGCCATCATCATGTTTTCATCGTCTGCTACAGTTTCAATACCTTCAACCATTTCACCTTGATTATAACCTGGTCTCATAGTAGCTAGTCCACCATCAGCAGCGTAGAAAGATCTTTGTACAGCTGACTTAGGAGGCATAAAATACAATGCAGAGTTTGTTGGATCTGAGTAATATGCTTTAGCTTGATTTCTAATATCTTCTATGTCAGCTTGTGGAGAAGTAAATGGTGTACCTTCGTCAACTTCTTCATCACCACCCATAAAGAATGGCGCTGCAATTGAAGCTGCACCTAAACCTGAAAGCGCTGCTCTACCTAAACTAAAATTACCTTCTTTATCTCTAATTAAACTTCTTAAAAAACCACCTTTGTCATCAACACCTCTAGTGCCAGCTGCTCTAAACAAACTACCTATACCTTTACCAAAATTACTAAAATTAGAAAAACCTCCTCTAAGTCCTCCTCCACCAGGCATAAAACCACCTGCTAAATACGCACCACCTGCTAGTAAAGCCATTTTACCTAACGGTGATTTAACTATCTTTTTAATTGGTTTAGTTATTTTTTTAACTAGTTTACCTAAAAAATATCCTTGTCTCTGGTCTTCGAGACCCATAATGCCACCCATATTACGCATTTGTCTTTCCATATTCATTCTTGAAATTGCCATAGTTTTACCTTTTTATCGCCTTTTTGTTCTATAATCAATCATATATCTCCAGCATATCTGCTAGTCCGCCGTTCATATAATCCGTTCTTCCTCTACCGGTTCTATTACTTACAGGTCCACCAGTTGTTGCATTGGTACCAAATCCTTGTCCTGAGTCATAAGATTGTTGACCATCAGAACCTAGTCCATAATTATTTGGCCCGTGTACATCAGGATTATATTGTCTTGCTGACTCTGCTCTAGATGCAGCCGCTGCCGCTGCTGCTTTTGCAGCTGCTGCTTCTTCAGCAGCTTTTCTGTCAGCATCTCTTTGAGCAACTTGTTTTGTATAAAAATTAAATTTAGCTCTCATCATTTTAGTCATTTTATTTGCTTTAGCTGCAGCTGCTTCATCATCACTTTCAAACATTCCTGTTTCAGCATTAAATGTTGCACCATATTTATCAGATAATCTACCACTCAAAGATTCACCAAGTGAATCAACTTGTTCACCAACTGCTTCTGCATAGTTACCAAATCCAGACCTTGTGTTTAATCCAAATACATCTTTACTTAAACCAGAATCATTTGCACCGAATACTGTTGGTCCAGTGTACCCCATATTTCTTGCTATAAACGCTTGGTCACCTACAGGTAAGTCTCCATATCTATCCATTTTACCTAATAAGCTCATTATTCCAAGTATACCACCACCACTAGGTTTACCTGTGTAACCCTCAGCTATGATTTGATCTGCTGTTTGTGGTTTATCTGGAGTAAAAGGTAAGCTGTAGAAAAAATCATTTATTCTTCTATTAATTGTAGGTTTTTCTTTTACTACATTTGGACCCAATTGTCCTGTGGCGTATCTCATTCTGTGATCTTGAATTCTATCGTCTAAATAGTCCATAGCCTGATCAGCATTCATGTTTCCTGTAAACATTCCCGTAGTATCTAGACCTGCAGCTTTAGCTGCAGCTGCTTTATTATACATTTCATTAGCACTAAAACCTTTCATATTAGGTAGACCATATGGATCACCATTTAAATCACTTGTTCTTGCTCCTTTAAAACTTGGAAAAGTTGTTAGTGGTCTATTTAATTCTTTTAATCTATCTTGTCTGTCACTTATTGTTTTAAAAAAGTCTCCTGTTAAATCTGATACACCACCAGTATAACCACCTCCACCACCACCTTGTGATTGATATATAGCAGGTATACCTGCAGGAACGTCATCAGGATTATTTGGTTTATTTACAGTATAAGGCGCAGCTCTAAATCGCTCTTGCGGTATAAAAAAATCACCCGCAGAATATATAGCTTGGTCTCCTTGATTATAAAAATTTGGTGGTAACACTACTCTTCCTTATCCTCGTCCGACGCTGCACCTAATGGTGGCATTGCCGCAACTTTTATTTTTACAGATCTAACTACATGTTCTTTTTGTGTGTCAGTATCTGGGTTTGCAATATCATCTTCAGCTTCTTTATCTGAAGTATACTCGTAATTAGTTTCTTTGTTTCTTAAAACTACTTCTGTTTCACATTTTACAACCGGTACTTTTTTACCGTTTATGTATGTGTATTCTACTTCGCTTTCTTCTATAAACATATTAATCCCTATTTATTTCTAGCAAGGAAACTACCATATGTAATCTACCTGCGGTTGTTGCTTGTGCTTTTAATATCTCACTCTCTTCTAGTATAATTGGCTGTGCTATCAACTCTGTAGTCGCATTTGCACCAATTGTTTTTGATTTAAAAAGAGAAAATATTGCTGCACTTGCATTTGTTAAAGTTGCAGTAATACTATCTCCACTACCTGAATCATCAGATACTAAAATATTTTTTAAGATTGCTCTTGAGTTACTAGGAACTGTATAAACAGTAGTGTTGTCTGTAGTTGTAAAATCTACTTTTGCGTTTTTGTATACGTTAGCCACCTATAAACCAAGAAAATCTTTCTTGCTCCTGTTTTTGTTCGTCTAGAAATGTTGAATTTAATTGTTCTACAATTAAAGCAACAGCTCTGTTAATTTGTTTTTGGTTAGATATATCGTATTCTTCTTTTGGTTCCGGTAATCTTATTACTATTTTAGCCATTATCTTCTACCATCGGGTTGTACGTCTAACCTAAATGTGCCAAATCTCCACGACTCAGATACAGCATCATTCTCTATCTTAATATTTACAAATCTTCCACGTGCTCTTGTATCCTTTTTATCAGTACTTGAGGTAATTGTAAATGGACTCAAAGCAGTTGTAGTTTGTGAATCTGAAGGGTATCTTTTAACAGCTAGTGTTACTTTTGCATTACCTGCTAATGTTTTAAAGTCTGGTAAAAACCGTCTCACAGCTAGAAATACATCACCTGCTATAGCATATGATTGACCTCTCTGCATTTGTTGGAGATCGTAGTCATATGATTGTACAAAAGATGTTACTGTTGTTGTAGATCCATCAGGATTTACTTGATCTGTACCTACTTCATGTTCAAATAATGTAGTTTGCCCGAGCCCTGATTCCCCTACAATGGCTGGAAAAGTTCCTGTTGCACTGTCATCAAACTTAGTTGCAAAAGGTGTTGGATAAACTGTTGCATCAATCCAAGTAGTTCTAGCTTCTGTTCCTATATACCAGACCGGACCAGTCTTAGTATTGCTTTCACCATAGTTAAATACAACGTATTGATCATTATATTCTGAATTTGTTGATGGGTAATACCACACTACTTCTGTAAACTGATTATTTAATCCTGCATATACTTGTTGTCCTTTTGTAGTATCTGCTTGATCGTATACATAATCTTGCACTGAACATGGTATAGATTTAACTGTACCATCAAATGCAAAGAAACCATTTGGTGACATCCAATAGGCAACACCATCTATTTCAACCGCTGCATTTTTACCAATCAATCCACAGTTAGTACCAACTTGCTCGAACCCAAATGTAAATGGAGCACCTACAAATTTCATGGTGTATAGCGCATTATCTGTCCAAACAAGAATTGCTTCTTTTGCTTTTAAAGCACCCATAATTTTTGTACCATCTTGAAGTCTTTGTGTACCTGCAGAGTTAATAGCAGTTACAGTATAGTCATCTATATCTTCTTGTTCTGAAAATCTTATAAACATATCATCTTGTGTTGAAGCTGATCCAATAGTTGTTTCTGTACCTAAATGAATTAAGTGACGTGTTGTTGGTGACACTAGTGTTACCCTTGTTGCAGTCGGATTATTTGTAGTTACAAAACCAGATGTTGCTGTTGATGCTCTTACTTCTAATGGTGTTGCAGCTCCTGCGTTCCATGTAAATGTTTTACCGTTTGCAATAGTTGCAACTAATACTTGACCAAAATTACTTAATGACCAAAGACCTGGCTCTAGTGTTATATCATTTGCAGATGATGCTTCACCCCATTTCCCTGTTCCCCAAGTATCTGTACCCCAACCATAACCATATGATTGTGCAGCAGGACCCACTGGCTCGTAAGGAATTAATTCTATACTACCACCTGTAGATACTGTTCCTGTTGCATTAGAACTTTGTGTAACTGTAAAAACAGAACTTGATGTAACAGAAGTCACTTGAAAATTTTTATCTTCAAAATCAGAGTCTGAGTACCCTGTACCACCAGGTAAAGTTACGCTATTGAATTGTACAATATCTCCTGCTACTAATCCATGTGTAGATTTAGTTACAGTACAAATAGCTGAACCAGATGCAGTTGCAATTGTTGCACCAGTCAAAGCTGCCTTTACAGGTGTAATGTCGTATAGCTGACCTTCAAAATATAATAATAAAAACTTATCTGTTCCTATAGCAACATACCTGTTACCATCAAGATCAACAAATGCAAACTGTCGTCTTGCAACACCACATATCGTGTCTGTGATAAGTGATGACCAGCCACCAACTTTTTCTGGAAGTAAGTATCTAAATCTTACGTTATCACAATCAATCCAACGTTGTTCAGCACCAACAGCTGTATTTTGTTTGTCGATTCCTGGAAAGAATGTAAAGTCAAGCAGAGCCATGTTTTAGCTCCTATATTTTATCTTTGTATACCCAGCCTAGTGTTGCATTAACATACACTAACGTAAAAGCTGAAGCATTTGCTGAAACAACTAGATTAGAACCGGTACCATTGATATTTGATCCACTTCTTCCAACTGTTAAATTGTTAGATGCAAGATTATTTCCGCTATCAATAAATGTAACTTCGTTTCCAATAGCAGGTGAAGCTGGTAAGTTTATCGTAACCGCAGCACTTATACCACTTCCTGATGTGTTTACTAAAACTTGATCACCATTTACTGCAGTATATGTAGCACTTGGTGTATGATACCCTTTAGTCTGTAGTTTGCCTGTAATATTTGTACCATCAGAATATAGGACTGTTGTTGATCCAACTGGTAAAGCTAGCCCGGTCCCTGATACAGTTTTAACTGTAAGGGTATAATTAGAAGCTGATCTAGATGTTGCATCTTCTACTATAAAAACTCTTTCTGCAGAATCAGGCATAGTAACAGCTCTGTTTCCAGCTAGTGTGCCAGTTAATTTGTAGTATAGATTCTTACCATTTGCTGTAGCATGGTTTGCTAAAGATAAAGCTACATCTCCAGACGCTACATCTAACGATAAGTACCCTGATGATGCT